GACCTCTTCTTCCTTCTTAAGGGACCTAGAGACCTTTAAATGAAACAAGTTACAGAAAGTTAAACGTTGTATACGTGGTTTAACTATGCTGTTAAGCGTTGTATACAACGTTAAACTGAAGTTAAGTATTGCTATTTGTAGTTTTTTAGTTAATATAGCTGATATGAACAGAGACCAGGAAGGGCATAAGCATAGAAACTTCATCTACGTAATAGAAAAGAAAATGAATGGAGGATGGGGATTGGATTGGGACTTTGGGGCTTACTTAACTTATGACGTGGCTGAGCAGATAATGCAGGATTTTGAGAAGTACACTAAGAACCCAGAGGAGTACAGGTTAGTTATGTATATAAGCGAGAAGCCGCACGATAAATAAAAAACCTGGACATCCTATAGAGTGCTGATGTCCAGGCTTTCTTTAAGAACCTGAAGGCTAAACAGTAGAATTGTATCCAGGAAAGGTATTCTAGTCAATGTTTAATAAGTTCCAATTGGGTACCCAGCCCGCGACTTTCTTAGCTAAAAATAAGTTAAGTGGTGCGTCGGCTCTGGTACTGCTGAAAATTATGTATCAGATTAATAGGGTGAATATGGTAATAGGGACCCCTCAGGATATAGCTAAAACAGCGGGGATCACTATAGGGGACTTTACGGTAGGCATTAGAGCCTTGAAAAGATGTGATTTAATTAGGAAATACACCAAGAAGGAGTATATGCTTAATCCAGATGTTATGTTTAACGGAGATGACAAGCAGTATTTTATAGTTAAGCACATGTGGGATACACAAACTAGTAAAGGACTTAGAACTAAATGAAGAGATTTAGTCTTGTTTTAGTAAAGCCCTCTCGTTACGATGATAATGGCTATGTACTTCAATGGTTTATGTCGTCTATGCCTTCTAATTCACTAGCGTGTATCCATGGTTTAGCTATTGAATGCGCTAAAGAGCAGATACTGGGTGGAGATGTACAATTAGATATTCATGTTTTTGATGAAGTGAATACTCATATCAATACAGAGAAGATTGCTTCTTTGATAGAAAGTGCGGATGACGGGATGCTGATGCTTGTTGGTGTACAAACAAACCAATTCCCTCGCGCATTGGATATCGCTAAACCGTTACGTTTAAAAGGAATTAAAGTTGTTATAGGCGGATTTCATGTATCTGGGATGATATCTATGGATATAGAATATGACTCCTATATGCAAACAGCTGCAGATATAGGTGTTTCTTTTTTTGCAGGCGAAGCTGAGGGGAGATTTGATCAAGTTATAATTGACGCGGCAAATAACCAAATTAAACCCGTCTATAATTTTTTAGATAATTTGCCTGATATTGGAAATACTGCAATACCCTTTTTACCGATAGAAAATGTTTTTAAAACATCAGGTTTTATGACAAGTTTTGATACAGGAAGAGGTTGCCCGTTTACCTGTTCATTTTGCACCATTATAACTGTACAGGGGCAAACTTCACGTTATCGCTCAGTTAGTAGTATTGAGAGTATTATACGTCTTAACGTAAAAAAGGGTTTAAGCTTGTTTTTAATTTCTGATGACAATTTTGCTCGTAATAAAAACTGGGAAGCTATTCTGGATAAATTTATAGAACTGCGTGAAGTAGATAACTTAAAGATCAATTTTCGTATGCAAGTAGATGCTCTTTGTCACAACTTGCCTGGTTTTATTGAAAAAGCCGGAAGAGCTGGAGTTACAATGGTTTTTGTTGGATTAGAAAATATTAATTCAGATAATCTAATATCTGTAAATAAAGTACAAAATAAATTTAGTAACTACCGTAAAATGTTACTTGCTTGGAAAAACGCAGGTGTAATTACTTATTGTGGGTATATTTTAGGATTTCCTACTGATACTCGAGAATCTATATTACGAGATATAGAGATAATCAAAAAGGAGTTGCCCCTGGATTTATTAGAGTTTACTTATTTAGCTCCTCTTCCTGGAGCAGAAAATTATAAACAATTTTGTACTGATAAGTCTATTATAAACAAGGACTTAAATGCGTATGATTTAACTCATTTAGTTATATCACATCCAGGTATTTCAAATGAAACTGCAGAGAAAACTTACTACACTGCATGGGATTCTTATTTTTCATCTAGTCATATTAAAACTATTATAAAGAGATCAATAGGAACAAGTATTAATAGTACTAAATTAATGTACCAACTCGCGTGGGATAAAGGATGCACTAGTATTGAGAAAGTTCATCCAGCTGAGGGAGGATTTCTTCGATATAAAATACGTAAAAATAGGCGTTCAAATTTACCAGTTGAATCTCCTTTTATTTTCTATCCTAGGTACTTTTTAGAAACTATTTGGAAACAGTGTCGTTGGGCTTTACTTGTTTTAAAAATACGACTAATCGGCAGGAAGGCATTAAATTGACTCTTAAAACATATCTAACAGGATGGTGGCCTTTATTTCTTAGTTTAATAGCAACGTTTTTTATTAAACCTCCTTCGGTACATCATATTTATCAAGCTGCATTATGGAAAATGCAAAAAAGAAAGAGCTTTTTAGTATACCTTCATTTTACACGATGGAGAAAACATGAGTAAATATATCAATACAGATATAGCGGCTACTAGTGAGTTATCACGTAAAGCCCAGGCGTTAGTACTCCCACTTATGCTTTTAGCTAATAAAAACAATGAGATAGACAAACACCAGTTTATTAAGACGATCAAGTGGATAACAGATTATCGTACTTGGGATAAGTACTGGACTGAATTAGTGAAAAAAAAATTTCTAGTAAGGCTGGATGACCATAAATGGATGGTATCTCCGCATGAGTGCTACGCGGAGGATACATCACATAATGCGTTAATCATTAAATGGAACGAGGCTAATAATGCAATTAACTAATTTAAAGGATACTGATACTGAGTTAGAAACAACGAATCATTTAACTAAGGAGCAGTTATCCGGAGCAGTGCCCGATAAACGCTTTAGAAAACACATAACTGATGAAGTTGTTGCTGTTATTAACTCAGAGCCCGATAGTGAACTAAGAAGAGTATTCAGGGATAATACATTAACTTACTCGTCAGTGTTATCTACCGGTAAGTACTCATTAGCGGCTTATGTAAATGCTATTAAGTTTGTGTCTCTTAGATTAATGGGAGATAAGGCCTCTACTGCCTATAGTAAGGTGTTTCCTGATCGTTATCAGAATTTAATAGATAAAAACGCCTCCGCTTCGTATATAGCTAGTTTTGCTGATAATTACAGTAAAACAGGGCTAATAACCAAGATTATGGAGCAGACCATGGTGCCCACACATATACTAAATGCGGGCGTCTACCAGGAAGCTATTAATGTACAAGCAGAATTAATGCATACAGCTAAATCAGAACTAGTAAGACAGAAGGCAGCTGAATCACTGATCAGTAACTTAACTGCTCCTGCAGCGGCTAAAATAGAAATTGACATTGGTTACAGTAATGATTTAGTAGATGAACTACGCGCGACTACTAAAGCACTTGCTCAACAACAGCTAAAAATGATCCTAAATGGCCAATCTAGTGCTAAAGAGATAGCACACAGTGAAATACTGGCTCGAAAGGTTAATACGCCACCACCTCCACCTGTTGAGACAACCTATGAGGTAATTGATGATTAGCAAGATGAAAAACCGGACTTGTGATTTAGATATACTTAAAATATTGCCACAGCGTTACCCATTTTTAATGGTAGATAAAATAATAAAAGCAGATGATAAAAAAATGGTTACATTAAAAAATGTGAGTAATAACGAACCACATTTTCAGGGGCATTTTCCCGGTAATGCTATAATGCCGGGAGTTCTCATTGTAGAAGCTATGATTCAAACAAGTAACCTTCTTGCAGCGTATATTGCTGAAAATCTAGGTAATATTGCGGATTTAAAAGAACATGTAAGCTATGTTACTGCAATAGATAAAGCTAGATTTTTAAAACCTGTAGTACCCGGAGATCACTTATATTTAACAGTATCTCTTTTAAACAAAATGGGCCCAGCTTGGAGGTTTATAGGTAAAGCAGATGTAAATGGAATTGGAGTTGCAGAAGCTACCTGGATGGGTGTTTTAACTAAAGAACTTCGTAAGGAGTAATATGCCTCTAATTAAAAAAACAGTAGATGAGTGGCTTAATGATATCGATTATGGTGATGACCCTACTTACGTACCTAGTGAGTTCGCTCTGGAATTCATATCATTTATTAAACTAGTTAATGGTGAGAAAGGCGAAGAAAATAAGACTCCTATAATCCATTATAAAATGCTAGACAAAATAGCAGGTAAAAAGGAAAACACGGCTAATATGTGTGCTCGTGGATTAGCTAAAACAACTATTTTCGCTGAATACTTATTCCTGTATATAGCTGTTTATGGGGCTATTCCGGGATTTGGACAAGTAGATTATGCCCTGTATCTTTCAGATAGTATTGAAAATGGTGTGAAAAAAATGCGTCTTCGTGTAGAAAGGCGCTGTGAAAATAGTGAGTTTTTGAAACGATATGTTTCAACTACTAGATTTACTGATATCAGATGGTATTTTAAAAATGCTGAAGGGAAGGAATTTGTTGTTACTGGACATGGGGCCAAGACCGGTGTTCGTGGTACAGTTGAATTAAATACGAGACCGCAACTTGCAGTACTTGATGATTTATTAGGAGATGAAGATGCTAGGTCCGCGACAATTATTGAGAATGTTGAAAACACGGTTTACTCGGCTATTGATTATGCGTTACATCCTAATAAGAGGAAAATTATTTGGTCTGGAACTCCGTTTAATGCTAAAGACCCCTTATATAAAGCGATTGAGTCAGGTGTTTGGCATGTTAACGTATACCCGGTTTGTGAAGTGTTCCCGTGCTCGCGTGAAGAGTTTAAAGGCGCTTGGGAAGATAGATTTAGCTATGATTATGTAAATAACCAATATATTAAGTCTAAAGGTGCCGGACAACTAGACTCATTTAACCAGGAGTTAATGCTACGTATTACATCAGAGGAAGACAGGTTAATTAAAGATTCAGATATAATCTGGTATAAACGCAGTAACGTATTGAAAAATAAAGGTGCCTATAATTTTTATGTAACTACTGATTTTGCTACTAGTGATAAACAGCATGCTGACTTTAGTGTAATCAACGTATGGGCGTACAATAATAACGGTGATTGGCTCTGGGTAGATGGGTATTGTAAGCGGGCCCTGATGGATCACACGATAGATGAGCTATTTCGTTTAGTTCAGGAATACAAACCACAGGAAGTAGGTATTGAAGTTACTGGACAACAGGGTGGATTTATTAGTTGGATTCAAAATGAAATGGGACAACGTAATAATTATTTTACTTTATCTAAGGGAAGAAATAGTAATACAATAGGTATTAGGCCTACTAAAGATAAAATGAGTAGGTTTCAGCAGAACGCTGTTCCGCTGTTTAAATCTAAGAAGATTTGGCTACCCGAGGAATTAAAAGATAGTGAGGAACTTGCAGAGTTGCTTTTTGAGTTATCTTTAGCTACTCTAAAGGGGTTTAAAAGTAAACATGATGATCACATAGATACGATCACAATGTTGGCAGAATTAAATGCATGGAAACCAAGTGAAGTGGGGCCGCAGGAAGAAGATGAAGATGAGTTAGAGAACTCAACTATGTGGGGTGATGATGGTAGTACCAGGAAAGCAGGAGACAGTTCCTATTTTGTTTAGTAAGTTGCTTCAACTCGTCCTCTCAACGAGTTGAGCTCCTCCCGGGTGGGTAAGGGCTTAATGCCCTTACCTGCCTCCTTCTTAGAGGATGATATGAAAGTTTCTGAATATATTGATTACTTAGCTACCGGAGAATGCAGTAAGCTTGCTATTGCTAGTGTTGGGGATATGTCCGCTAACCCAAGCCCAGCACCAACGGCAGTACAGACAATTAATCAAAACAAATTTATTAATTATGTAAATTTAGCTAATTTAGCTTTACATAAACGATTTCATTTAATGACAAAAACATATGAAATGGATCAACCATCAGATGGTGAAGAATATGCTTTGCCTTCAGATTTTCTTGTTCCTATCTATGCATATTATGCTTCCGATTTTGTACAAGTAGCTATTAAAGATGATTCGGTAAAACTAGTACAAGATGTTGATCAGCATGTGTCTATTCTTATACCTGAACCGTTTAAAGCAGTTATTAAAGGTACTGATGCAGAAAGTCCTCAACGTACTCAAATTCTCTTAAAATATGCAGCAGCACCTAAAAAAGCTAAATCAGCTTTTACAGATCTTAAAATCAATGAAGTGTACACAGAAGCACTACTGAATTATTCTGCATATAAAGCGCACGGTGCTATTAGTGGAGATATGAAAGACGAAAATAATACTTATTATCTTAGATATGAGGCTAGTTGCAAACAACTCATTAATTCTGGTATGTGGGGGAATAATGAAATTGAGGTCAATACTAAATTGGAGGACAACGGATTTGTATAATTAGTTTGACATTCTAAAATATTATATTATTCTACACCTGCAAACATTGCCAATGCTGAGAACAACCTCCTAGGAGTTAATAATGGCATACTATGACACGATTAACCTCGTGGCTAATGATACTAAGCCAGAGATAAATTTAGTACTAAAAGATTCTAATACTGCCGCAGCTGGTCTAACTCTAGACCCTGATGACGCCACTACATGGGCTGTCATTGATATTACCGATCCCACAGTTAAAGTAAAATTCCGTGCTTTAGGCACTTCAAGTATTTTAGATACGATGACTTGTGTAAAAGTTGCTCCGTTTACAGATGGGGCTTGTTTTATGCCCTGGAACGCTGATACTTTAGCTGTTAGCGCTGGTACGTATGAAGGTGAGATTGAATTAACTTATACTGGTGGAGCTATTTTAACTTTATTTGATAGACTTAAGTTTAAAGTAAGGGATGACTTTTAATGAGTGCTCAGATTTCTGCAGTAGTTACTTATCAAAACACTACTAGTGATATTGCATTAGATTTTGATAGTAAGAATAGATTACCAGCTGATGCTGTAACACTTGATGATTCTACGGGAATTACAATACAGGTTGATTATAGTAAAACACTTACTGATTCAGTAACTCTTGCAGAAGAAATATTAGTAGCGGTACAATATAATTTAGCAATTACTGATTCAATAGCTAGTACTGAGGCATTTTCATGGACAAGCGTTCAAAATATTGCAGAGTCTATTGGGACAGGAGATACACCGGGTATTGGACAGATATATCCTGTTACCCCGACAGATGGTATAAGCGTTTCTGATTCATTAATATTTTTCCATGATGGCATGTTAAATACTAATATGCTTAATACGCGTTTAATATCAGCAGGCAGCACACCAGAAAGTGGTACTGACATTATTGTTACACTAACATAAATAGGGACACGGAGTTTATTATGAACACACAAGACGGAATTGCTCTTACAGGCAAATTAACAATTTCTCTTAATGACGAAATTGTACAAGAGACTGAAAATCTCGTTGTTACTGCTGGTAAAGAATGGGTTGCTGCTAGAATGAAAGATACTTCTACCGTAATGACTCATATGGGTGTTGGTACTAGTAGTACTGCAGCGGCTCTTAGTGATACTGCACTAGTGGCACAACATAGTGATGGCAGACAACCTTTAACTACTTCAGGCGGTACAGTAGCAGGCGCTGTTATCACATTTCATAGAACTTTTGCAGCAGCTGACCAAACAGGCGCAATAACAGAAGCAGGTATTTTTACCGCTTCTACGTCAGGTACTATGTTAGCTCGAACCGTATTTGGTGTAGTTAATAAAGGTGCACTTGATACCATGACAATTAGTTGGGCAGTAACTATTTCTTAGGAGAACAATTGTGGCAGTTAAATTTGCAAATAATTCTTTTTCAACATTAAGTTCTGGTATTGATGCTACCCAACTAACTTTTGATGTAGCTGATGGAACCAAGTTCCCTACCCTTGGTGGTAGTGATCATATGTATTTGAGTATCGTAGGTGGTTCTTATACTGAAATTGTTAAAGTAACCGGCGTATCGACTGATACACTTACAGTTGTACGCGGACAAGACAGTACTACAGGTACTATTGCTCTTACTGGAAATCGTGTTGAACTCAGAGTTACAACGGCAATGCTATTAGATGCATTTAGTTCTTCTTTCACAAATATTACAGATGGATCAAATATTATTGTTGCAGATTCTACTTCAGATACATTAACAATTACTGGTACCGGTGGGACAACAGTAACTAACACGCCTGGTTCAGATACAATTACTATTGATACGCCAGCTGGAGCTAGTAAAGGTTTTGCAACAGCTATGGCGATTGCGTTGTGAATTTTAGATTAATTTGTTACATAGTAATTATGATGGGTTTAATCTACTTAGTAATGG